CTGTCCACACCCGCGAACATCTGCAACGGAAACGACTGGAACAGCACCGTGCTGCCCGAGTTGAGAATGAAAACCACGCCTGCCAGGTGAAGGGAGTTAAGAAAACAAAACCAAAATGGGTGCGAAAAATCGGGATTTTGTGGACTGGAGCGGGACAAAGCGGAATGTCGCGTTGAAACAGAGTTGCAACCCGTGAAATTGTTTTGGAACGCGCCTCCGAACGCGGCGCTTACCCATGACTCCCCCATGACTTCCGCCGCGAGACAAAACTCAGCTCGTAACAGGTGGCGGGAGTGCTATGCAAGTGAGCGGTCAACGCGTGAACTAAACCAGCCCGAAAGGCGGGTTCAACTTGGGAGAGTTTTCGCCACTGGCTTGTGGAGGACGAGTCTTACCCCGTCCCATGGCTGATATCGATCTTCTCGATCAATGAACCCAAGCGACCGCCAAAAGTGCTGAGACTCAGCTGGGGCGCAATGTACATTGAGCTTCTTTGATCCGCTGGCAAAGAGTTTTTGAATGATGTGTTCTGCGAAAGAGCGGCCGAAACCATGTCTCCGATATCTTGATCGGATTTCAAAAATGCCGATTCCGTACTCGTTGAAAGTGGCAAATCCAATGACAGCACGGCCGAGAATCAGAACCAGCATCTCTGAGTCGCGAGCCGCTTTGCGAATGATGGACCGATTGCAATAGAAGCCGCTGAATCCGCCTAGCTCATTCAAGTGTTCCTCCTTTAGCCAGCGGATGACGGTCTCGGCCTGAGCCCTTGTAGCTGTCGCTATGGAAGTTTGTGACATTGCGTGCGAAAGTTCAGACTGCAAACTTAGGGGTTTGGCCGTGCGACGGTCATTGACCGGTCAAAAGGTCAAGCTGACCCGCATTATCAGCCGCCCTGTTCTGCGCCTTGATCTTCTCGCGGATGCGCTTGAGCAACTTCCCCATGCCGCGCGGCGTCATCCCATACCGGCGCGCCAGATCGTCCTTGTTGCGGCCGTCGAACTGGTCGTAAATCTCCAGCTCCTTGAGCGTCAGCTTGTAATGGGCGTCCTTCGGGAATGTCACCACCTGGCCTGCCCAGTAGGTGCTCAGGTAGTCCACCGCTGAAGAGCCAATGACCGAGGCCGCGTCGGGGGCCGTCCCCATTTCCTCTAGCTGGCGGGCGATCACCGCCTGCAGCTCTTCCAGCAGCTCATGGCGCTTGAGCGCCATGCGAGTGACTTCAACGCTCACTGTGCAGCCCCCTGGGGCTTCAAAACGGCCATGTCGGCCGATATGGGCCGATCCAGCGCGCCCATCAGGCATTCCCATGCCCACCAGTGCATGTCGAAGCCTTGGCCCCGGTTGAGATAATGCTGAGCCTTCATCGCCAGCTCAGCCTGGCCAGGCGTCAAGTGCTTGGCGCAATGGGCGGCGATCACTTCCTCGCGCAGCGCTGCCACAGCAGCGGGCAGAAAGCGCATGGCCCACTTCTTCAGCGTCTCGATCAGGGAATCGACGGTGCTCCCGCGTGCCCAGCGCAGATCGTCCACCTTGGCGATGCGCTTGACGTATGCCGCCAGGGCGCGCTCGCTCGGGTCTCTCACCACGCCCAGGGCATGCAGGAATAGCCACAGTGCCCGCACCTTGGAAGCATCAGTGTTGACGGTCGGAGTGCGATCTCCAACGGCCTTGCGCGTTTGGAAGCCAGCGCCCCTGAAATACTCCATCGCCTTCTTCAGCTCGGAATAGCTCATGTCGGCGGCAGATTCATGGCGACCATCCGAGGCCGCGCGCAGGATGTCCCGGTAGGCGGGCTCGTCGAGGTGGCCGGCGCGTTCCAGGTCGCGGCGCGCCACGTGGACCAGCTTGATCAGGCGGGCACGGCCGGCGTCGGCAGAGGGCTTTTGCGTTGTCGTCATGGCGTCATCCAGGTGGCTCACCACAGCCCCCAGCAGGGGCTGCAGAAAGCCGGCTGGCTCAGTTCAGAGCATCCTTGAAGCCTTTACCGGCCGTGAACTTGGGCGCCTTGCTGGCCTTGATCTTCACCGGCTCGCCCGTGCGAGGGTTGCGGCCCATGCGGGCAGCGCGCTTGGTCACCGTGAAGGCGCCAAAGCCCACCAGCGTCACGCTGCCGCCTTTCTTCAGGGTGGCCTTGATGGCCTCGGTGGCTGCGTCCAGGGCAGCACCTGCGGCGGTCTTGGAGATACCGGCCTGGTCGGCCATACGTTCGATCAATTCAGACTTGTTCATGGTCACTTTCAAGAGTTGAAGAATCCCGGTGTTGACGGACACCGGGGAACCGGGGAGCTGGAGGGGTTCAAACAGCCACCATGTCCAGAGGAATGGCCACATAGCGATCCGTGTCACCCACGCGCTCATAGAACCGCACGTACTGCTTGGTGCCGATCACCTGCACCGATTCGCCGATAGCCTTCATCGCGCTCAGCCAGCGCTCGTCGGTGATCTCCAGGCGCCTGAGGGCCAGGATGCGACCGACGTTGACGTTGCCTTCCTTGTCAGTCTGGAACGCCTGCTGCACCAGCACCATGATTTCCGGGCGGCTGCCCTGTGCCCATTCGTTGATGCACTCATCCACGAGCGCCTTGGCAGCCTGCAGGCGCTCGTCGAACATGATGTTCTCGGCCGTGGCGATCTGCAGCTTGAAGGCGCCATCGAAGGTGGGCAGCGTGATGTTGCCCTTCTTGCCGCCGCGCTTCACGCCGTATTGCTCTGCGCTCAGGTCAACGAAGGCGCCCACATCGCCAAAGCACTTGAGCTTGGCCGCCACGAGCCGGGCATTCAGGTCCTTGGCGATGGCCACCAGCTCGCGCACCAGGCGGTCGCGCTCCTGGTCCACGGGCTTGACCAGGCTGATGGGAACAAGATGGCCCTGCGCGTTGCGCATGAAGCCCTCGGGGACAGTGGATTGATCCATGGGATGCTCCTTTCAATGCTTGATGGATGGAGGGGTGAGAAGGCTCTTGGCGATGCCCTCGACAACGCTCAATAGAACGGGCGGCACTTCGTGCAGGCGGCCGGTTTCCTGCGCGACCGTCAAATAGGTGCTCAGCAAAGCGTCAATGGCGATGTCCGACAACTCGCGCTTGCTGGCAACGAACTGCTGGATGTCCTTGGCCAAGGCCGTGACGCGTGCCAGCGCTTCCTCGCGCGGCATCTGGATGGTTTTCACGATGGATTGCCTTTCGTGCGGTTGATCTGCTCGCGCATGGCGCGCACCAGGGGGGAAGTGCCGGCCGGTGCTGGCGCGACCCGCGCGGGGCGGGTTGCTGCAGTCGCCGGTGCACCCTGCACCAAGTCCGCCACTCTGGCCGGGCCGTGGGTGGTTGCCGCGCGCGGCCCTGCGCGGCGGTCCTGTTCGCGCTGCGTCTCCTGCGCGGCCTCGGCCTGGTCGGCCTTGCGGGTCAGCACCTGGTACAGGTAGCCATTGCCCTGCAGCGGGAGTTGCAAGGTGCCCTTGTCCACGGCGGAGAACACCGCGTCGAAGGCACCGCGCCAGTCGTCAAGGCAGATGGACCAGGCGCGGCCGTGGCGCTCGATCACGTTGCGCTGCATGTCGGTCACCAGCTCGGTGAGCAGCTCCTGCAGGCGGGACGATGCGCAGCCGCTGCTTGGGCGGCGTTGTGCAGCCGGATGTAGCGCGTGAGCTGGGCGCCCAGCGGCAGGGACAGCTTCAGCGTGTCATGGATCAGGCGGCGCACCGTGTCGTCGTCGATCATGCGCATGATCAGCACGTCCAAGCCCTCTTCGGCACCGCACACCTGGCAGGTGTTCGTCCAGTCGGCCATCAGAGCAGCCCTCCGGATGGCCGGCGCACGGCGGCGCGGTCCTTCTCGCTGAGAAAGCCCAGGCACATCTGCTGCCCCAGGTGCATGCCAGCGGCGTGGGCGCCGTCCAGCTGCTGGTCTGATGGCAACCTGGCGAGCACAGTCACCAGGACCAGCAACAAGGCCACCACGGTGACACCCAGCCAGACGACCAGCGAAGTCATGGGGTGAACGCGGCGCTTCATGCCGCCTCCCGTCGTGGCACCACGGCCCGGTGAGGGTCCCCTGGCAAGTCCAGGCCTGCCACGATCGCAGCGCAGTCTGAAGAAAACAGGCCTGGCATCATCAGCACAGTTCCGTCAGAAAACCGCACTTCTATGAGATAGGAACGCATGGTCATGCCCCCCGTACCGCTGCAGCAATCAGCGCTGCATTCACCTTGGGGGCGCTGATTTTCACGGCCTCATTCATGGCGCGCGTCACCAGGTTATTGATCGCCAACGGGTAACACAGCGACTGCTCCCGTGCCTGGCGCTGGCCGCGCACCGTTTCTGACACGGCCTGGCGCAGCGTGGCGCGGATCGCATCGACGGCATCAGGCGCAAACACCGCATCAAACTGCAGCCCCACACGCTCAAACTTGTGGCGCAAGTAGCCCTCGACATGGTTGTCCAGCGGCGGCAGCTTCACCAGCTCGCAACGCTGCACCACCTCCCGCACCTCGGGGTTGTGCTCGCTGAGCTTCTTCTCCAGCTCGGTCTGGCCGATCAGGATGATGGAGAGCAGCTTCTTGAACCCATCCTGCAGCTCGTAGAACCGCTTGAGGTGCTTGAGCGTAGGAATCGCCAGGGCATGCGCCTCTTCGATGATGAGCACATGGCGCTGGCCCACCTGCGCGCTGGCTTTGAGGATGTTGTGCATCTGCGCTGCACGGTCCTGCAACACCTGGCGCAGAGACGTGCCCGGCGACACTGCCCGAATCACGGCACCGGTAATGTCCGCGGCCATCAACGCCTTGCCCTTACGGTGGCTGTCCTCCATGCCGATCACATAAGGCTCAATCACCGTGACGCGCTCACCCGTGGTGTTGATCCAGTCGATCATGTCCTGGCGCAGCGTGGACTTGCCGCCGCCCGATTCGGCCACCACAGCCAGCATGCCCCCGTGCCGTGCCGTATGGCGCATGGCGGAACGCACATAGCGGATGTCGTCCGTCACAAAAACATCCGAATCCTCATTCAACTCATTGATGAACGGGTCGCGCAGAACCTTGAAGTGCTGCCTCGCGGCAGCCGACAGGGAGTGATGGCGTAGTAGCATGAAGGGGTCCTCTTCTTGGGTAGAGCCGGGCTGGGGGCCGGAGTGAGTGGCTTGCGCCATCGCCTGCAGCTCCGCGTTGGCGCGCGGGGCTGCAGGTGCTTCGTCAAACGTCCGCTCCACTTCTTCAGGAGAAAGACCGTTCGCCGTCAGGTAGGCGCAGATGCGCTCGCGCAAGAGCTTCTCGCTCAGGCCGCGCGTCTTGGGCCAAATTCGGTAGTTGATGATTTGGGTCACCGCCGCAGGGCTCACGCCGATATGGCGTGCCAGGTGCGATTGGTTTCGGCCTACTGAGCCCAGGTCACAACGCAGATTCATCATGCTGGGCACCTCACACGGCACGCAGGCCGCCAGCAGCCCGCATAGGTTGATCGACCGGAGCCTGGTACTGCGCAATCAGCGCGTCCACCTGGTCCTCTGGCACGCCCGCCTCGTAGCGCCGCATGAAAAAGGCGTTTTCTTCGGGGGAAAGGTTGCGGCCGATGGCACCCGCAATGCGCAGCATCGCAGTCACCGGGTCCAGCATCTCGGGGCCTCCAGGGGCGGCATGCGTCGGCGTCTCAATGGCCGTACCCTGGCGCGGCAGGTAGGCAGGCAGTTCGATGTCCCGCAGGTAGCTGTGGGCGTTGAGCTTGCCCTCGAAGGGCGTAGCCCGCTTGGCACGCGCNGCCTTCNCCTCNTCCNCCGTCATGCCCGGGTAAGCAACGCCATCCATGGCCGTGGCTGCATGCTCGGTCTGGGTCTTGGNNGTGCGCTTGTACTCNGCGCCNATCTCNGCCGCNTCGGCGCGCTGGCCGAAGGCGTCGAACTCCACGTTCGGCTCCACCCGGTAGATCAGCGCCTCGCCGTCGTAGCGCGGCACCTGCACCTGAATGGCGCACTCGCCGTAGACCAGCCCGCGCACCAGCACCGTGTCGCCCACGTTGATACCGTCCAGGCCGCGCAGGTTGTAGGGCAGCGTGCGCTCCGCAGCCGGATGGCGGAAGGTAATCGACAGGTCGGGCTTGACCTGGCGCTCCTCTTCCTTGCTGCGCATGAACGCCTGGCACACCTCCACGGGCGGCAGCACGCGCAGCTGCTCGGGCGTGATGATCTGCCACAGGTCGTAGCGCGCCATGGGAGCGGCCAGGCCGGGGCGGCGCAGGCGCGTGTCCTGTCCAGGGATCAGGTTGGCGTTATAGGCATTGGCCCAGGCGAATGAGGCGGCGTTGAGCTGCTCCACGTTCTCCACGGGCTGGAAGCGCAGGCGGCTCTCGAACTGCGTCTCCACGATGTTGTTGCCGTTCTCGCCGCCCCCCTTGGCGCGCGCGTTGCCAGCCGCGTGGGTTGTGTGGTTCACGCCCAGGGCGTCGAGCAGAGAACGCACAGCGGCCGAAGTGTTGGCGCTCCCCTTGTCCCACAGAAGATGGAGCGGGACGCCGTGTGTGGGCCGGCCTTCCTGCAGCCCCCAGGCGAACATCAGGAACTTGAACAAGTTGTGCTGGTCTTCGCCCGCCGCCTCCGTGTACCAGGGCACCAAGCTTGCACTGGCCTTGTCGTAAGACACATAGCGGTAGCACTTGAACTTGATCTGCGCGATTCGGTCGAGCTTGTTCTTGTAGAACTCGTCGTCGCGGATGATGTACTGGCGCCCCTTGAGGTAGTACACCAGGCACAGCGAAGGGTCGATCTCGTGGGTGTGGTTGGGGTGCGGAGCCCGCAGGGCCTGCACCGGGTCGGCCACGCGCTGTGCCGCCACGTTGAGCTTGCGGTCACGCAGCAGCTTGTTGAGCTGGCCATTGCTCACACCAAAGGCATGCCCGTTCTGCTCCAGAATGCCGCGCGCCGTGGTGGTGAACAGGGTCTGCTTGCCGTTGGCGCGGATGGCCTCGCGCTGCGCCGCGCCCAAGGTCACCAGGGCTTCAGCCGCCACGCTGGTGCTGCCCTTGTCGCAGCGTGTCTTACGGCCAGACGACCAGCCCGCCACCGTCTTCAGGTGCCGGTAGACCGTCGCCGGAGACAGGCCCAGGAACTCGCCAGCCTCTCGCACCAGCGCGGTCCCCGTTCCATGCTCGGCAGCATCCAGCCGCCGTGCGAGCTGGCGCACATACTCGCAGGCTTCGGGTGAAAGTGCGGCCATGTCTGTGGTCACCTCATGCGGCTGCATCAGCGGCCTCTGGGGTCTGCATGAGGTACTGGCGCGCTTCGGCCAGGTCATCGCCAAAGCGTTCCTCGAAGGCGTGCTGCGCCGCACCCACCAGTTCTGCCAGCCGGTTGATGGCGTCCTGCAGATGCAAGGCCACCAGGGCCACACTACGCGGCAGCGGCGCTGGGGCTTCTGGGTCGTAGCCTTCGGCCTGGGTGACCTCTTCCGTCCACCACTGTTCCAGTGCAATGGTGGCTTCATGGTGGGCGGCGATACCGTTCTCGATCAGCGCCTGCCGCTCGGCGATCTCACCCTTGAAGGGCAGGATGCGTTCATCCAGGGGCACCACCACCGGGCGCTTGCCAGCCAGTTTCTTTTCTGCCTTATCGGCCCGTTCCTCGGCCTTGGCGCGCTTCTCGCTGGCGAACTTCACGTCCTGCTCGGCCTGGCGCAGGCGCTCGCGCAACTGGCTGGCGCTCAGTCGGTCGATGTCGTCCATCTCCTGCAGGTTTTCCAGCGCGTCGTCGTCATGGGTGATCAGTTCCAGGAAAACTTTCTGGTTCTTCACCTGGGTACTCAAAAGCGCCACAGTGGCGCTTTTTGCGGTCTTGGCCGCCGCCTGCATGAAGCGTTGAGCGGTGCGGAGAGAGAAGCCCAGCATCTCCACACGTTGCTGAAATTCGCCGTGTGGCGTCATTTCCTTGAGCAGGAGAAGACGCTTACCCGTTTCGAGCAGCGCCTCCACCGTCCGACGCTGGTAGAAGCGGATTTCGTCCTCCAGCGCGCCCACCGTCAGCGCGCCCTGGTAACCCAGTTCCTGCGCCAGGGCAGCGGCGTTGGCCTCCACCACTGCCAGGGCGTTGCGTGCGCTGGCCTCTTGCGCGGCCATGTCAGCGGGCGTGGCGCCCACAAAGTCGGGGCCGTGCTGCTCTGCCGGTGCCAATGGTTTGCGTCCTGCCATGTTGTGTTTCCTCCTTCGGGTTGTGGTCAGATGGCGCGCGTGTAGCGCTGGTCGATGTCATCAACGCGCTGGCGCATGCGGCGCAGCTCGTCGTCATGGGCGCGGGCAAGCTGGATTAGCTTCGGGGTCAGCCGCCAGCACTCCTCGTTGCCCGGAATGCGCTCGGCCACCCCCTCATCGGCGAGCAGTTCCAGGTCGCGCAGCGCCATGGGCGGGGCTACCTGCAGTGCCTCGGCCACTTGCTTGAGGCGCAGGCCGTCAAACGCATGGCCCTGCAGCGCCCACAGCAGGCGCAGCGCACGGCGGGCGGGTTGGTGGTGCTGAGGGTTGCTCATGGCTCGAACTCCAGTTCAGGCGCGGCATACCGCGCCACGTTGGCTTGATGGAAAGCCACCTGTTCGAGGTGCGCGCGCAGCGCATCGGTGGTGGCCGCAAGGTCTGCAGACGCAGGGTCGGCGTAGAACTTGGTGAGCAGGGTCAGCGCAGCAGCGCAGCTGCTGTTCACGGCCAGCAGGTCCGCCTCAGAGACGGCACGGCCCGTGGGCATGGGCACCACCAGTCGGCCCGCGCTGGCTGCCAGCCAGTCGCTTACAAAGTGGGCGCCGCAGGCGTGCTCGTAGGCCGGAATCAGGATGGCGGGCATGCGGCCCGTGGCCAGCCACTTGTAGAGGTTGTCATGGCTCTGCCCCATGCGGTCGGCAATGCGCTCCACACCCAGGTTGTGGCGGTCCAGTGCGAACTCCTTGCACAGCCGCAGGGCGTGCGTGAGGCTGTTGGCGCGGGCGTGCTTCCAATTCCTGCGGCTCATTGGAAGGGCCTCCCAATGAGGGCTTCCAAACAAAGAGCCCGCCCGCCTCTGGTGGCGGCTGCACGGCTCTGCTGCAATGCCCCCCAGGAGGAAACCAATGGCCGAAACCGTACTGATCGAACGAATAGTCGAGCGCGCTGTAGCCGCGCGCCTGGCACCACTGGAGCACCAGCTCTGGGCGCAGCACAGCCTTCTAACCGAACTGGTGCGCCAGCTGCCGCGCCATGCAGTGGTAGACGCGGCGCGGCGCCTGCACCAACTGAACACTGCCGAGGAACCGCCGCGAAAGGAGGCGTTGCGGGAGGCGTGCACGGGCTGGCAGACGTACCTTGGGCAGCTCGCAGGCTTTGTAGAAGGAGATACGCCTCCGCCACTGCACCCAGGGCGGCCAGTGCCTCCACGCCCGCCGTCGATATGTTGACCTGGGCCAAATAGACGCGCCATGAATCGGCAAGGCGAAACAGCGGTGCGCCAGTAAGATGTGCGCTGGACATACCGATCATGCCGCCCGCAGTTGCATGTGGGGCGATGTGGCACGCGATACCGTGCCGGCCTTCAGGCCCAGTTCCACGGCGATGTTGTGGCTCTCGCCGCGCAGGCACTTGCGATGGGGGGCGTGGTCATCGTCGTTGACGATCATGCCGACCAAAGCGGTCGAATAGCCGCGCTGCTTGGCCCAGTCAGAGTACGACAAGCCACGGCTGGCGAACTCGTCGCGGACTTGCTTGCGGGATTTAAGGGGCATGGTGGTGCGTCCTTTTGTGTTGTCACCAGTTGGCGCTGGTGGCTTGTTGTTGAAACGTGTTGGCTTGATTATGGTGCTCATTTGGACACCTTGCAAGCGCTATTTGGTGCTCGTATGAACATTTGCGTGCGATTGCGGGAGGAGCGCGAGCGCCTGGCAATGAGCCAGGAGAAGTTCGGCGCCCTAGGCGGCGTTCAGAAGCGCGCCCAAATCAACTACGAATCTGGCGAAAGGCAGCCCGATGCGGGCTACCTAGCGGCAATCGCAGAGGCCGGCGCGGATGTTCTTTACATCCTTACTGGCCAGCGCACTAGCGGCGCGGCAGCAACTACACCCGCGCTGGCGCCGGATGAAGAAGTCCTGCTGGACAACTTCCGAAACGCCCCCGCTGGGGTCCGTGCAGGGGTCAAGACAACGCTTGAGACTTTCGCGCCTGGCGCTGGTGGCTGCAAGCGCGGAAAGGCCGCGTGAGGCCGCTAACGAACCAAGTTGGGGAGGGGCGTAATGGGATGGCGTTTTCGCAAGAGTTTTAGTCCACTGCCCGGCGTTCGACTGACGCTGTCACCCAGCGGCATCAGTACCTCTGTGGGTGTTGGTCCGTTTCGGCTCACGCATGGCACACGGGGGGCCGCATTTACTGCCAATGTTCCTGGCACAGGCTTGTCATTCAGGCAACCTCTGGCAGGTAAGCAAGAGGCATCACGAAGAGAGCCAGCACCACTCCCTTCGCACGCTCCCGGTCTCCAGCCGCGATTTGAAGCGTCGCAGATGCAAGAAGTGGGCAGCGCCAGCACGCATGAACTGACGTCCCAAGGCTTGTACGAATTCAAGCGACTGCTCATTCAGGCGCGTACAGAGCAGAGCGCCATCGAAACCGAGCTGATCACAGCCCAGAAAGCCGAGCGCCAAGCGGTACAAACCTACGACCGCTGGCGCAACGGCTGGATTTTCAAGCGGATACGCAAGCAGCGGTTTCAACAACTGCAGGAGGCAGCACAGCTCACCACGGATGTCCGGGCTGAGCTGGAAGAGCAGCAGAGTCTGGCCCGTCTATCCACGCAAATCGAAATGCCAGACGCGGCGCGCTCGGCTTTTCTGCGCATGAGCGATGCATTCGCCGTCCTCAAAAACGCGTCACGCATCTGGGACACCGTGCAAGAGCGCAGCACCAACCGTGTGGCAGAGCGCACGCTGGCGCACCGTACGGTCATGCGCAAGCCGGTACGGTTTGACTTGGGGCGTTGCGAGGTGATCGAGGCCGACTGGCAGGCGCCGCATCTGGGCAATGCTAATGGGGGTGATCTGTATCTTTACCCTGGCTTTGTTCTGTACTTTGTCTCGACAGATGCCTTCTCGCTGCTGGATTTGAGCGAAGTGGAAATTACCTACGACCCCGTGCGCTTCCATGAGACCGAAGCTGTGCCAACAGATTCAAAGACTGTGGATCGAACCTGGGTCAAAGTGAACAAGGACGGCTCCCCCGACCGGCGCTTCAAGGACAACTACGAAATTCCAGTGGTTCTCTATGGCCAGCTTTCGCTGCGCTCGACCACGGGCATGCGAGAAGAATATTTGGTGAGCAATGCTGAGGCGGCCGAAGAATTTGTGGCAGCTTGGGCTGCGTTCATCAAAGCCGCACGCAGTGGAGGTGAGTGACCGATGGAAACCAACTTGAAAACAGCAAGCGCGGCGCTGGTTTTTTCTGCCATTTTTGCCGGATGCACGGTGTCCGAGAAATCGCTCTTGGAAGTCGCCCAGCGCGCAGTTTCTGCGGAGCTGAAAGACCCGGCATCAGCACAATTTAGCAACGGATACATCGTCGATTTCCCGGACCCAAGCACCAAGTACACCCAACTCAAATACGCCTGCGGAGAGGTGAACGCCAAGAACTCCTTTGGTGCCTATGCTGGTGCCGTTCGGTATGCGGTATTACTGGGGGTCCCAAACAATGGATCAGCGCATGAAGTGTTGTCCATTGATTTGGAGAAGACGCATCGTGATCCGCTGTTTACAGCATCATTCTGGGCGGGCAATTGCACCAAGTCCTAAACATCGCATTGCTGGTCTTTTCGGCGCCAACTGCCGATGGCAGCATCCCCCGCTCCAGCGCAGCGGTGGCCGAATTCAAGCGCCAGAACCTATGCCCCATTAGCAGCGCCAGGCGCGGCCTCTGTCCTGGCTACGAGGTAGACCACATCGATCCGCTGTGCGCAGGCGCGCCTGACACACCGGCCAACATCCAGCGGCTCACACTCCAGGAGCATCGGGAGAAGACGCGGCGGGATGTTATGGGCTGTAGGGCGTGGTTGATGGCCCGTAGACGTGCGTAGGTCGGAAAAATTCAGACAGATAAGAAAGGGGAAGTATGAGTTTGCCACTGAGGAAAAGAACGGTGCACTTTTACGAGATGCATATGCAGTCAACCACAATGGCGGCTATTCAGAGCCCGTCATCGGCCAGACTATCGGATCTATTGAGGTGCTGTACCAGGCTGCTCCCAAAGAGCCAGCTTCCGGTAACCATCAAGAAGTCGTCGCAGCTGAGAACGGTACTGTCCGATTGGAGCTACAACCAGCAGCACAATTGCTATGAGTTGCTCCTAAGTAAAGCCAATGCGGCGCTTTCCGACGTTGCTCTACGCGATATGAATACTCTTTCTCTTCGTAAAGCAGGGAAGACGAAGTCAGATGGTATTGAGGTTTCGGCACATGTCTTGGTGCGCCCCAACCCCGACGAACGCACAGCTGCGGTCCTTTTTACGATTGGCGCTGGCATATCTATTGGCGATGTTGAGGCCCTCTTCCGACTCATGGCGAAAGCAGCCTCGAAACATTCCAGTCATCGTGCTCTTTTCTACTTCGACGACCCGTCAGGTGCTAGAGGACCAGATGGATTGCCACTGCAATACAAAGTGAGATACCGCTTTGCTGGCTACGGCCACAAAGGGCAAAATTTGGATCAAGCGCTACGGACAGGGGAATTTGAAGGTATGGAGCTGATAGCCCCAGAGCAAACTCAGTTTGACCAAGGAGGAAACTTTCAAATAGTTGAGCGAGTCTTGAAAGTTAAGGCAGCGATTCCTGAAACCGTTACGGGAGCGGGGCTTAAGAACGTCGTACGGTTTTTCAGACAAAACCCTGATGGCGACATCTATGACAAGATGCGTGTTCACTACAAAACGGAAGCTGGAACCAGCACAAGTGCCGTGTTGCAAATCAATGATCTTGATGCCGCATTCACGCTAAAAGACCATGTTGAATTCGATGTGGACGTTGATGCGCAGGACACCTCATTGAACCAGACCATCATTTCCGGCATGCTGCCATTGCTGAGATTGATCCCCTAGTGAGCGCACTTCAATGCTCGATCTTGTAAGACCATTTGCGTTCCTCACCATTCGGCATCCTTCGCATTTGCCGTTGTGGGTAAATTGGCTACTCCCATTGCTTGTAACGTTAGCAGCCCTGGCTGCATTTGGCTGGCTTGGCAATGTTGTGAACGTATACGGCAAAGATGGGCTGCTTGAACGTTGCTTGGGTTTTACGCAAACCTTGGCTGGGTTTTATATTGCCGCCCTTGCGGCAGTGTCATCGTTCAATAGCCCCCACCTGGATCGCGTGATGCCCTCGCCAGCCCCGACCATGTTCATTAAGTACAACTGCGTCATGCAGGAAGTGCCAGCAACGCGACGACGCTTCCTCACCTCAATGTTCGCTTACCTCACTGCAGTGAGCTTCCTTTTCAGCATTGGTGCCATCGCCGTCGTGGTACTGGCACCCGCGCTCAAGCAAACACTGGGGGATGTTGCCCCTCACCTGCATTGGATAGGCCTGGTGACCTTTCTTTTCGTTCTTTTTCAGATGACGTGCGTGACCTTCTGGGGTCTCTTTTACCTTGGCGAACGCATGCTCACTCCAGACTGAGTTTGCCGTTCTGAAATAAGGTCCCAGTTCCCAATACACGGCGCCCCGAGACGGGAAGACTGACGGCTTTCGAGCTGTCTTCTTCAACCCTCTCGGAGCTGCCGTGTAATGCGAGACTTCATCCCCACTTGGCTGCGCGCACCGCGCACCACCACCTGGCTTGTGCTGGCCGCGCTTTTGCTGGCCGCCGTCGCCATCGTCGCCCCACCGCAGCTGCCGGTGGTGCTCTACAAGGCCACGCTTCTGGCGCTGGCCGCCGTGGTCGGCTATTGGCTGGATCGCGCTCTTTTCCCCTACGCCCGGCCTGACGGCTACCTGCACCGCGACTGGCGCTACGGCACGGATGAGCCCGAGGGCGACGTGGATTACCCCGTCGTCGCAGGCTATGAGGCCGTCTTCCTGTGGGCCATGGTTCGCCGCGCCCTGATCGTGGGCGCCGCCATGCTTGCCATGGCCACGGGGCTGTAATGCGCTGGTCCCGCGTACCCACATGGGGCTGGCTCGCCGCTGCGGCCCTTGCTGTGGCCGCCAGCTGTAGCCAGGCGCAAGTTCCGCAGGCAGCGCAGCAGCACCGCGCGCTGCTGGTGCGCACTGCTCACGCCACATGGGGCCTGGATGCGCCCGTGGCCGTGTTCGCGGCACAGGTGCACCAGGAGAGCGCTTGGCGCCCGGATGCCGTCTCGCACGTCGGCGCCCAAGGCCTGGCGCAGTTCATGCCCGCCACCACGCGCTGGATTGCCAGCCAGAGTCCCGACCTGGTGGCGCAGCAGCCCTTTAGCCCTGCCTGGGCGCTGCGCGCCCTGGTCACCTACGACCGCTGGCTGTACGACCGCACGCCAGCCCACTACCTGCCGCGCGACCGCATGTGGGTTGCGCTACGCGCCTACAACGGCGGGCTTGGCCACTGGCAACGTGAGGCGGCGAGTACCGGGCTCGCGCAGCCAACCCGATCCCAGGTGGACGCGGCCTGCGGCAAAGCCCGCCGCGCGGTCGTGCACTGCCCTGAAAACCTGGGCTACCCCCACCGCATCCTGGTGGTGCTCCAGCCGCGCTACCTGCAGTGGGGGCCTGGCCTATGACCTTCAGCATTCGCTCCATCGTCATGGGCCTGGCCATCGCGGGCGCCATCGTCAGCGTCAAGCTCTGGCAGGCCCACCTGATCAGCCAAGGTGATGCACGGGGCGCCGCCCGCGTGCAGCACGCCTGGGACACCCAGGAGAACGCGCGCAACGCCGCCACGGCGCGCGACAACGCCACCCGTTTCCGCAACCTTGAGAGGACCGCCCATGAAGACGCCAAACGCGAGACTGCGCGCCGCGTTCGTGCTGCTGCTGCCGCTAATGCTGTGCGCGGCCTGCATGCCGAGATTGCCCGCCTCAACAGCCGCCCCGATCCCTACCCAGCAGGAGATGCCGGCATTGCCGCCTGCGCTGGCGAAGCCGCCACCGCCCGAGAGCTACACGGAGAAAGCGCTGGCGCGTATCAAGAGCTGGCAGCAGAGGCTGACGGATTCCGCGACCAAATAGCAGGCCTGCAGGACTTCGCGGTCAACGTGTGCCGCGCCGGCCAGGGAGGAGGCGCCATTGACTGACGACATCGACCGCGCCCAGGCGCGCGAGGCCGAGATTCTGCAGGACGCCATGCGTGCCCAGATGCGCCGCGCCGGTCTGGCAGGCAAGACAGCCGCCGACTCGGCCGAGTTCTGTGAGGCCCGGGGTTGTGGCGCTCCGATCCCTGAGCAGCGGCGCCATGCCGTGCCGGGTTGCAGGTTCTGTGTGGTGTGCCAGGCGCGCCTTGAAAAGAAGAAAGGCTACCTGTGATTCTGCAGCTCGACTTTTGGCAGTTGCTGGGTTTCTGCGCAGCGCTGCTTTCCGGCTTTGCCGCGCTCATTTTTGGGGCGGGCCGGCTGATCGCGGCGCAGTTTGAATCGCGCATCGAGGAACGCTTCGTGGTCATGAGCAAGGCCAGCGAGGCCCAGGAGACCCGCTCCAACGAGCGCTTCGATGCGCTGCAGCGCGCCCGCGAGCTGGAAGCCCAGAACATTACGAACCTGGAGCGCGACTTCCTCCGCTTCCAGGCCGATCTGCCCTTGCACTACGTGCGCCGCGAGGACTACGTGCGCGGCCAATCCATCGTGGAGGCCAAGCTCGACGGCCTGGCCACCAAGATCGACAACGCGCAGTTGCGCGCTTCCATGACAGAGAGAGGGATCCCATGAGCACCATCGACCAAGCCCGTATCCGCCGCGAAGCCCTGCGCTGGCTCATCATCCTCACGCTGAACAATGCGCGACCCATTGGAGCGTTCGAAGGCCCCATCCTGACCGTGGCCCAGTCCGAATACCCGGACGCCACGCCGCTGGAGCTGCGCCGCGAGATGGACTATCTCCACGACCGCGATCTGGTGCAGATCGACAAGCAGCCCACGGGCCGCTGGCATGCGGAGCTGACGCGCATCGGCGTGGACCTGGCCGAGTACACCATTCCCTGTGAGCCGGGCATTGCCCGCCCCGCGAAGTACTGGTGAGCCATGGGCCGCAAGAGTTCCATCGACCGGCTCAACCCGGAGATTAAGGCCTACCTGCTGGCGATGATCGCCACGGGCAGCATGACGCTCAACGAGCTGATCATCGACCTGCAGGAGCGCTTCCCCGCTGCGGCGGCGGCTGGCGGCCTGCCCAGCCGTTCGGCCGTGGGCCGCTACGGCCAGAAGCTGGAACGGCGCCTGGCGGCCATCCGCGCCAGCACCGAGGCGGCCAAGCTGATCCAGGCGCATGCCGGCGACGACAAGGACGCCCGCAGCGAGGCCCTTACCGCCATGGTGCAGACCGAGTTGTTCGAAGCAATCCTGGAGTTGCAGGAAGCCGATGCCGAGGGCGAGGAAGCGGCCGACCCTGGTAAGCGCGTGGCACTGCTCAGCAAGGCGGCGAAAAACATTGCCACGTTGACCAGGTCAAGCATCAACCTCAAGGAGTTTCAGGCCAAGGTCGAAGAAGCCACGCGCAAGAAGCTTCTGGCCGAACAGGAGGCCAACCTGCAGGAAGTCGCCAAGGCCCAGGGCATGGACGAAGCCCAGGTGGACTTCTGGCGTCGCAAGTTCCTGGGCATTGGGGCCTGACATGCACGTCATCAAGCCGCTGGCCTCCACCCTGCGCACGCTGGAATGGGACGACCTTCCGCCCAGCGTGCGGTCCATTCCAGAGGGCTTCGACCCGCTCGCTGATGGCGTGCTCATGAAGCACCAGCGCGAGGTGGCCGCCATCCAGGCGGCCATCATCGCCGTGCCCAAGGGGCGCCGCACCGGCATCACCTTCGGCACCATGCTCAACAAGACGCTGGTGGCCGCAGCGCGCAAGAGCGCCGGGGGCGACAACGTCTTCTACATCGGCGACACCAAGGAAAAGGGCCTCGAAGCCATCGGCTACTGCGCCAAGTTCGCCCGCGTGATCGCGCAGGCCCAGGGCCAGGGCGTCTCGGGCATCGAAGAATTCCTGTTCGAGGACCAGGACGACAGCGGCAAGACCAAACACATCACGGCCTACCGCATCCGCTTCGCCTCGGGCTTCCAGGTGTGCGCTCTCTCCAGCCGCCCGGCCAACATCCGGGGCCTGCAGGGTCATGTGGTGATCGACGAGGCCGCCTTCCACCCGGATGTGCAGGGTGTGCTTGATGCCGCCACCGCTCTGCTGATCTGGGGCGGCCAGATCACGGTCATCAGCTCGCACAACGGCAAGAACAACCCGTTCGCCCAGTTCTGCCGCGACATCGAGGCGGGCCGCTACGGCACCGACGCCCAGGTGGTCACCGTCACCTTCGACGACGCGGTTGCCAACGGCCTGTACGAGCGCGTCTGCATGATGAAGGGCACCAAGCCCACACTCGAAGGCAAGCAGGCCTGGTACAGCAAGATCCGCAACGGCTACGGCGTGCGCAAGGCCGCCATGCGCGAAGAGCTGGACGCGATACCGCGCGACGGCAATGGCGTGTGCCTCCCCGGCGTGTGGATCGAGCAGGCCATGGTGCTGCCCGAGACTTGCGTGCTGCGCCTGGCGCTGGACGAAGACTTCGTGCGCAAGAGCCCGGCCGAGCGCGAGGCGTGGGTGGCCGACTGGATCGAGCGCTACCTGGCGCCGGCCCTGGCCGGGCTGGACAAGAACGCCCGCCACGTCTTCAGCCACGACTACGCACGCCACAGGGACTTTTCCAGCTGGGGGGCGACTGTGCTCACCATGGGCATGCGCCGCCAGGTGCCCCTCGTCATCGAAATGCACAAGGTGCCCTACGCCCAGCAAAAGCAGATCACCTGGTACGCCATCGAACGCCTGCCGCGCCGCTGCGGCGGGGCGATGGACGCGACGGGCTCCGGCGAAGCCCTGGCCGAAGAGACGGCCGACAAGTTCGGCCACAGCCATGTGCACCAGGTCAAGCTCAATCGCGCCTGGTACGGCACATGGATGCCCAAGCTGGTGCAGGGCTTCGAGGACGGGATGATCGACATCCCGGCCGACGCGAACACGGCCCAGGACTTGCGCGCCATCGAAGAGGTGGACGGCGTGGCCATGGTCACCAAGGTGCGCCGGGCCGACATCAAAGATCCCGACCTTTTCCGCCACGGCGACAGCGCTGTGATGCTGTGCCTGGGCTGGTTCGCCACGCTCAACCTGAGCGCGGCCATCGACTTCATTCCTGTACCGCTGCTCCCGCGCGGCTTTGACAACCTCGGCGCGGCCGACCGCGACAACGATGAGGGCGAGGACTACCTCAGCCTGGTCGAGCCGCGCGCCACCTGGTAGGCACCCCATGGCAACCTCTCGCATCCTCGGCCCGGACGGCCAACCCATCACCATGCCCGACCTGCAGGAACCCCAGACCGCCAGGCTGGCGCACCTGCAGCGTGAGCTGCAATCGCACCCCACGCGCGGGCTCACGCCCTCGCGCCTGGCCAAGATCCTGGACGCGGCAGAGACCGGCGACCTGGTCGCCCAGTTCGAGCTGTTCGAGGACATGGAAGAAAAGGACGGCCACATCGCCGCCGAGATGGGCAAGCGCCGCCGCGCCTGCGTTCTCGACTGGGACGTGGTCCCGCCCGAGGGTGCCGACGCCGCCGAGAAGAAGGCAGCCGAGCAGCTTGGCGAGCTGCTGCTGGAAATCCCGGACTTCGAGGACATGGTCTTCGACCTGACCGACGCCATCGGCAAAGGCTACGCCTGCCAGGAGATCGAATGGCACCGCGTGGAAGGCTGGTGGGTGCCCAAGACGATCACACACCGCCCGCAAGGCTGGTTCACGCTGCATCGGGGCTACCGGCAAGAACTGCGCCTGCGCAGCAACAATGTGGTGGACGGCGTGGTGGGCGACCCGCTCACGCCCTTCGGCTGGATTACCCATGTGCACAAGGCCAAGAGCGGCTACCTGGAGCGCGCTGCGCTGTTCCGCCAGCTTGTGTGGACCTACCTGTTCAAGAACTACTCGGTGGGCGACCTGGCCGAGTTCCTGGAGATCTACGGCATTCCGCTGCGCATCGGCAAGTATCCCGCCAGCGCCAGTGAGAAGGAAAAGGCCACGCTGCTGCGCGCCATCGCAGCCATCGGCCACAACGCGGCGGGCATCATTCCCGAGGGAATGCTGATCGAATTCAAGGACGCTGCCACGGGCGACCCCAAAGCCTTCGAACTCATGATGACCTGGTGCGAACGCAACCAGTCCAAGGTCATCCTGGGTGGCACCTTGACCAGCGGTGCCGATGGTAAGAGCAGCACCAATGCCCTGGGAAACGTGCACAACGAGGTGCGCAAGGACCTGCGTGATGGCGACGTGCGCCAGGCCAACACCACGCTCACCCGCGACCTGGTCTATGCCGTGGCCGCGCTCAACGGCCTGGCACCGGGCGGCCTGCGCCGCTCGCCCCTGTTCCGCCTCAATGCACAGGAGCGCGAGGACTTGGCCACGTTCTCCGAAGCGCTGCCACCCCTGGTCAACATGGGCGTGCGTCCACCCATCGCCTGGGTGCACGAACGGCTGGGCATCCCGGTGGCGCAGGGCAATGAGCCCGTGCTCATGCCGCCTGGACCACTGGCCCCAACGGCTACGGCCGCCACGACTGCAGTGCCCCCAGTGGTCACCCGAACAGCAGCGCCTGGTGATGTGCCACCGCCCCAGCAGATGCAGCCGCAGCTTGCTGCCGCCTTGGCCCCGGCTGTGGGCGCCTGGATCGACCAGGTGCGTGAGCTGGTGCAGCGTGCCCAGTCGCTGGCCGAGATCCGCGATGGTCTGGATGCATTGCTGCCGGGCATGACGCTGGACCAGTACGCCGCTGCGATGACGGTGGCCCTGCGCGCCGCTGAGATGGCGGGCAGGTACGAGGTGCTGCAGGAGGCCGCTGGCGGGAGCGCCTAGAAGCCCCCCAGGCCCGCTGCCGCCCCCGTTGCACGTCCACGCGCCGAACCCGGCCCCGTAAACGTTTATAAAAGCCCTCGCGCCCCCATCGCATGCCGACTGCCGCCTACGGTTCCCTCCCATTCGCCGAGCAGGCCGAATTTTTCCGGCGCAAGCTCAACCTGCCCACCGATGGCTGGACCGACATCTACACCCGCGAGCACGACTGGGCGTTCGTCGTGGCCGGGGCCAACCGCGACGCCATGGTGGCCGACTTCCGCGTGGCCGTGGAGAAGGCCATCGCGGGCGAGAGCACCCTCGAAGACTTCCGCAAGGACTTCGACCGCATCGTGGCCACGCACGGCTGGGACTACAACGGCGGGCGCAACTGGCGCAGCCGCGTCATCTACGACACCAACCTGGCCACCAGCTACGCAGCTGGGCGCTGGCAGCAGCTGCAGGCCGCGCCCTATTGGCAGTACGACCACCAGGACTGGGTGGAACACCCGCGCCCGCTGCACGTGAGCTGGGATGGCCTGGTGCTGGAGCAGGGCAACCCGTTCTGGCAGACCCACTTCCCGCCCAACGGCTGGGGGTGCCATTGCAAGGTCAAGGGCCTGTGGCCCCGCGACCTGCAGCGCCTTGGCAAGAGCGGCCCCGACCAGGCCCCGGCCGTCAATCTGGTGGAGCGCACCATCGGCCAGCGCAGCGCCCTGGGGCCACGCACGGTGCGCGTGCCTGAAGGCATCGACCCCGGTTTTGAGTACGCGCCGGGCAGCGCGCGGCTGCGCAGTGCCATTCCGCCCGAGCGGCCCGTTCCCCCCACCCCAGGCAGCACGGGTGGCCAGGGACTGCCCAATCGTCGGCCGCCCGATGCACTGCCGCCCGCGCGCGCCGTGCCCGCCGCTGATCTGCTGCCTGCAGGTTTGCCACCGCAGGATTACGCGCGCGCGTTCCTGGAACCCTTGGGCGCCACACTTGAAGCGCCGGCCATCGTGCGCGACGTGATCGGAGAGCGCCTGGTGGTGGGAGCCGAACTGTTCAAGGACGCGGGGGGCGAGTGGAAGGCTGACAAGCGTGGCCGGGGGCGGTTCCTGCCGCTGCTGGCCCGCGCGCTGCTCGACCCTGACGAGATCTGGACGCGCATCGAGTGGCTCTATGGGCAGCAGCGCGCATCCGTGCGCCGCCGCTATGTGGCCCGCTTCATGGTGGAGGGGGAGGACGCCCCCGCCTTGCTGGTGTTCGAGAGCGGCCCCGATGGATGGAGCGGCGTCACCGCCTTTGCCGGGCCAGACCAGGTGCCGGACGGCTGGCGCGTGGGGGTGCGCCTGTATCGGCGCGAGGCAGAAAACGAATGAGCCCGCACGGCGCCACGTGCTGGCTCCCTCCGGGTGTAGGGACGCAGGGCCTGGCACAGCCGTCTCACCCGATGAAGTAACTGGATTGTAGGAGCTTCGCGCCATGGCTGGAACCCACCTCACCTTCACTGTCGATGACGCCCAGGCCCGCGCCATGCTGGCCCGCCTGGGAGAGCCTGGCACCGAGGAACTCATGCCGCGCCTGGGCGAGTACCTGCAGGCCAGCACGCAAAAGCGCTTCAAGACCCAGACGGCGCCGGACGGCACCGCCTGGGCTCCATTGCAACCGCGTTACGCCCGGCGAAAAAAGTACGCCAAGGACAAAATTCTCACCCTGCGCGGCTATCTGCGCAGAGGCATTCATTACCAGGTGACCGCTGCGGCCGATGTAGAGGTGGGCAGCAACACCAAATATGCGGCGATCCACCAGCTTGGCGGCAGCATTGATCAGAATCCTCAGTCGCGCAAAGTGCGGTACCGCAGCGTGGCCGGCCGCGTGTTGTTCGCTGGCAAGAAGCACAAACGGGGGGTGACCGAGCGATGGGTTACGCGCGGCGCCTACCAGGTCGAAATCCCCGCTCGGCCGTTCCTGGGTATCAGTTTGGAGGATGAGCAGGAAATTCGGGGGATCGTTCTTGATTGGGCTGTTCACCGCACTTGAAGCGCTCTCGCAACCGCAGAATGCCTGTCTCCAAGCACTCTACTCCCTGCAACATCAGCGCTCCCGCACCAACGAAGTTGGGACCAACGTCGACTCTCCATCGTCCGCTCTCTTCAACAACAGGTCGGAACTGCTTCAGACTTGCCTCGTTGGGGTGTGTGCCTATGGCGGAAAAGCCTCGGTACTGCATTGCGTACATTTGCCTCAAATCCGCCTTTTGGGCCATGTCAAACGCATTGACATCCGCTTCTGGGCCCGAACTAGAGTTTGCGCTGTCGATGTCCTGCCAGATGTCTGGGGGAAATGCATCTCGGTCGAATGATCGTGACAATCCGTCGGCCATCTTTCGCCGTTCCTTGGCGCTGTATGGGCCGAGGCATTCCGCCACGGCAGGGTCTCTCCAAATGGCACAGGCCACAAAGAGACATTCATATGCAGTACGAAGGGCCGATGCTGCAGTTCCACGCATTCCGAAATCTGCGAGCAAGGTCGCGCCCTGGACTGCCTCCAAGCAGCGGAGCCAGTATGCAAGAGCATGCCAGTCTGTTGGCCCCAAATTCTGCGAGTTCAGCCCCACCAACTGCTCAAGTGCTTCCTTTACAGCCTGCTTGACTTTGTCTGACGAAGGAAAGCCTTCGGAAGTCTTGCTTCGTCGTTCGCGTTCCGCCTGATCAGAAAGAAACCCATACTCCGGGAAGACGCTGTTGCCAGCGGTCCGCATGCCGAACACAGGGAAATTGGTGCTGCTCATGAGGTTAAGGGCTGTGTACGTGTACGCGCCATTCTCCCCCTATAAATAGGGTCCTGGTTCCCAAGACCTGAAGGGCACGCATGCCGACCATAGCGGCATGCCTCAACGCACCGCTCCCCGTAAGACCCGCATCGCCATCTGCAGCGCTGGCGGCGCTGCCCTGGCCATCGCCGCATGCACTTTCGGTGTGCCCACCAAGACCGAGCTGGTGGGCGGCATGGTCCTGCTGCAGGTCACCCCGGCAGGCACGTTCAAACCCAACGATGGCCGCGCCCTCAAGCCGGGCGCCTGGCGCATCGACGCGGCCAGCGCCGCCGCCCTGACTGCCCGCGTCAGCGCCCGCCAGCAGCCGCCCGTCATCGACTACGAGCACCAGACCCTCCACAAAGAAAAGAACGGTCAGCCCGCGCCCGCTGCAGGCTGGATTCGTGACTTCCGCTGGATCGAAGGCCAGGGCTTGTTCGCGGTGGCCGAGCTGACCCAGCGTGCCCGCGATCACATCAAGGCAGGCGAATACCTCTACTTCAGCCCGGTTTTCCAGTACGACGAAATCACCGGCACGGTGCTCGACGTGCATATGGGCGCGCTCACCAACACGCCCGGCATCAGCGGCATGGAGCCGCTCTCCCTCGTCGCCGCCGCCTCGGCCGCGTTCCTTCCCCAAGCAACCACTCCCCAGGAGCCCTCCGTGAATCCCTTGCTCAAAGCCTTGCTGGCCGCTTTCGGCCTGCCCGAGACCACCACCGAACCGCAGGCCATCGCTGCCTTGACGGCGCTCGGCCCGTTGCAGCCTCTGCAGGCCCGCGCCGCCGTGGCCACCGCCGCGTGCACCGCGCTGCAGTTGCCCGCCGATGCGACTCCCGATGCCGTCACGGCCGCCTGCACCAGTCTGCGCAGCGCCCAGCCTGGTGCGCCCGACCCGGCCAAGTGGGTGCCCATCGAATCGGTCACCGCCATGCAGGGCCAGATCGCCGCACTCACGGCCCACCAGGTCCAGGCCGATGTGGAGGCCCAGATCAAGCCCGCGCTTGCTGACGGCCGCCTGCTGCCCGCGCTGGAGACCTGGGCACGCGACCTGGGCAAGAAAGACATCGCTGCACTCAACGCCTTCCTGAGCGCCGCCAAGCCCATCCCGGCACTGGCGGGCACCCAGACGGGCGGCAAGGCGCCCACGCCTACCGCCACAGGCGACCAGCAGCTCAGTGCCGACGAACTGGCCGTGTGCACCGCCATGGGCATGACGCCCGAGCAGTACCGCAAGACCAGCACGGCCGTGGCCACTGGCGCAGCTGCCTGACAGCAGGCCCATCCCATTCACCTGAGACGGAGTTTTCATGACCGCACTCACCCAAGACCGCAACACCCCGCGCCGCGACGGCAACCAGGTGGAGCCCCCCGTGGCCGCTGCCACCCGCATATGGGGCGGCTCCCTCGTTTGCATCAACGCGACGGGCTACGCCGTACCGGGCGCCACGGCCACCACGCTCAAGGCCGTGGGCGTGTCCGAGCACCGGGCCGACAACACCAGCGGCGCCGCTGGTGCCATCCGCGTGCGTTGCCGCAAGGGTCCGCACCGCTTCGCCAATTCAGCCGCAGCCGATGCCATCGCGCTGACAGACGTGGGCAGCGACTGCTACATCGTGGACGACCAGACGGTCGCCAAAACCAACGGTACCAACACGCGCAGCGTGGCCGGCAAGGTGTTTGACGTGGATGCCGACGGCGTCTGGGTCAACTTCTCCTGATCACCCATCGCTTCCAAAGCGCAACGGAGTTTCAACCCATGATCGTCAATCAACAGAACCTCGCCATCCTGAACCAGGCGTTCAGCGCGGCCTTTGCGGGCGGCCTCGCCAGCGCGGCCCCCATGTGGAGCCAGATCGCCACCCTCGTGCCCAGCACCACCAGCGAACAAAAATACGGCTGGCTGGGCAAGATCACCAAGTTCCGCGAATGGATCGGCGAGCGCCAGTACCAGAACCTGGTAGCGCACGATTACGCCATCAAGAACAAGCCGTTCGAGAACACCGTCAGCGTGAGCCGTGACGATATCGAGGACGACCACTACGGCGTCTACAAGCCCGTCATCGAGCAGATCGGCCAGGACGCNGCCCTGCACCCCGACGAAATGGTGTTCGGCCTGCTCAATGCCGGCTTCACCACGCCGTGCTACGACGGCCAGTACTTCTTCGATACCGACCACCCGGTGGGCGCGCCTGGCAACCAGGTCAGCGTGAGCAACTTCCAGGGCGGCAGCGGCACGGCCTGGTTCTTGATGGACACCTCCAAGGTCCTCAAACCCATCATCTACCAGAAGCGCCGCGACTACGCCTTCCAGGCCAAGACCAGCCTGACCGACGACAACGTCTTCAGCCGCAATGAGTTCGTCTGGGGCGCCGATGGCCGGGGTAATGCCGGTCTGGGCCTGTGGCAACTGGCCTACGCGAGCAAGAACACGCTGGACGTGGCCGCCTACGCCGACGCCCGCGCCGCGCACCAGTCCTTCCATGGCGACAACGGCAAGCCGCTGATCATCCGCAGCGCCGAGCTGTGGGTGCCTCCCAGCCTGGAACAGAAGGCCCTCGAAGTGGTGCAGGCCGAACGCCTAGCCAACGGTGCCACCAACGTGATGCGCAACCTCTCGAAGGTTGTCGTCTGCCCCTGGCTCACCGCCTGATCGCCCCCCGGCCTTTTTACTGAACGGAGCAACACCCATGGCAACCGCCAAGAACGCACCCCGCAAGGCCGCAGCCGCAGCCGCAGCCACCCCAGCCACCAAGCCCGAAGGCGGCGACAAGTCCCAGGCGCTCAAGGTCGTGCCCAAGCGCGCGGGCTTTCGCCGCGCGGGCTACGCCTTCCCTGACGGCGAAACCGTCATCCCGCTGGATGAGCTGAGCGAAAAGCAGTACGCGCAGCTCACCGCCGAACCGATGCTGGTCACCCACCTGGTGGACCTGCCCGCCGATGAAGCTGGCACCGGGACCTGACACCCACCGCCGAGAAGGGCGCAAGCCCAACCCGCCAACCTCCAAGCAAGCCGGGGCTGGATAACGGGACCAAACGGAGAAGCCCCGGCGCAATGCACTCACCACCATGCCCTACATCACCACCACCGAACTCGCCGAGCGCCCCGGCCCCCGCGAAATCGCCCAGGCCGCGAGCAGCCTCACCGCGCCGGTGGTGGACTACGCCCTGATGGACGCCACCCTGCGCGGCCAGGATCGCACCGCCTGGACGCCCGAGCAGACCGCCGCCGCAGACGCCGCACTGCAGCGCGTCCAGGATGCCGTGGCCGAGGCCGGGGCGGTGATTGACGGCTACCTGGCACAGCGTGGCTATGCGCTGCCGCTGGATCTGCCACCCACTGCCACTGGCAAGAGCCTGCTGACCAGCTGGGCGCGGTCCATCACGCGCTACCTGCTCAATGGCCAGCGCATCACGGACGAATCCAAGGACCCCGTGGCGCGCGACTACCGCGACGCTCTCAAGATGCTCGGCCTTGCCGCCACGGGCAAGTTGAGCCTGGGCGGCACCGACCCGGCCGCACCCGCCAATGCTCCCGGCACCGATGTGCGCTTCGATGCCGCAGCCCCGGTCTTTTCCCGCAGCGAACTGCGGGCCTTCCGGTAGCCGCCATGTGGTTGCAAGACGTCATCGACCGCCTCAAGCAACAGGTCACCGGCATGCGCGAAATCGACGGTGCCAGCAGCCTGGACGCCGCCATGCGCGGGGCTGTTTCCTGCCCATCGGCGTATGCCATCCCGCTCACCGAGACGGGCCGCGAACTGGCCCACACCGGCCCGGTGGACCAGCTCATCACGGTCCTTTTCGGTGTGCTCATCGTGCTCGACACGGCGCGCACCGCCCTGGGGATGGACGTGCTCATCGAGCTCGAAGCCAAGCGCCACCAGGTGCGCCAGGCACTGGTGGGCTGGGTGCCCGACGAAGACACCGGCGAGAGCGTCACGTTCGCGGGGGGCGAGTTGGTGCAGTTCCAGGGCGATGGGCGCCTCTGGTGGAGCGATGAATTTGTGTTGACCACGTATTACAGGAGCAACCCGTGAGAAAAGCCGATGCCAAAGCAACCGACACCACGGCCCAAGAAGCGGCCACGCCGACGTCCAACGCCGCAGGCGACACCGGAGCCACCCCCGTGGTTCAGCCCGTCCAGGCCGCCCCGCGCGCGCCGGATGACTTCCACGGCCAAGGCGGCCTCTACCGCATGAAGAACGGCCGCCGCGAGTTGGTCGAAAAAACCCAACCTGAAACCACCAAGGAGCGCAAATGAGCGACCCCAAGTTCATCAAGAAAATGGCCGTCCTGGTGGCCATTGAAACCATCGTGGGCACCATTGTTGTGCCCGTTGCAGCCGACGCCATTGAGGTGTCTGACGTCACCCTCACTCCCATCGAAGGCGATGAGGTGGACCAGGGCGTGATCAAGCCGTACTTCGGCGCGTCGGAGACGACCATGGTCACCCTGTACCGCAAGATCGCCTTCAGCGTCGGCTTTGCAGGCGTGGCCGCTGCTGGCGACCTGCCGGGAGTGAGTACGCTCCTGCGTGCCTGCGCTGCCAGCGTCACCAACACCCCGGCCACCAGTACCGTCTTCGCGCCAGTCACCGATGGCATCGAGAGCGTCACCATCTACGCCGTGGTGGACAAGCTGCTCTACAAGATGGCGGGCGCCCGCGCCAACGCCAAGGCCGTGGTGGATGCCAAGCAGATCCCGAAGTGGCAGTTCGAGTTCACCGGGGCGTTCTTCCCGGTAGAAGACGTGGGCGCCATGCCAGCGGTGAGCTACGTGAAGTTCGTGCGCCCGCTGGGCGTGAACAAGCTCAACACCACGCTGAGTCTGGACGGCTACAACGCTGCGGCCAGCAGCTTCCAGTTTGATTTCGGCAACCAGGTGGTCAAGGATGACTTGATGAACGTGGACACGACCGAGATCACCGGCCGCGTCTCCACGGGCAGCGTCACCTTCCGCAACACCTCCGTGGCCACCAAGAACTGGATCGAGATGGCCCGCGTGAGCGCCAAGGTGCCACTGCTGCTCAAACACGGCCAGGCCGCCACCAACACCGTCTCCATCGCCGCGCCGCTGGCCCAGATCGGCAAGCCGACCTTTGGCGAGCAGAACGGCATTCAGATGATCACCGTGCCCCTGCGCTTCATCCCCAGCGATGCGGGCAATGACGAGTGGTCGATCACGGTCTGACGCCGAAGCCGCACCCCCAGTTTCATACACAGCAGCAGCATTCTTTTAAGGATCATCCTCATGTCCGTCGTTCTCGCATCCGTCGCCTTCTGGGCATCCGCCCAGCTCATCCTGGTGGGCGACCTCGGCAAACCTGAAATCGTGGACTTCAAGGTCCGCTTCAAGCGCCTCAAGACCAGCGAGCGCAAGCAGCTCGAAGCCGACCTGGCAGACAAGAAGATCACCGACAAGGAGTTCCTCGACCGCCTGCTGGTGGACTGGGACCTCAAGGACAAGGCAGGCAACTCCGTGCCGTACACCGAGCGACAGCGCGAGGAGCTGGTNGAGGACTGGGACGGNTTCGAGGCCGCNCTGGTCCAGGCGTACTTCGAGAACGGCCGCAANGCNCGGGAGGCGGCNGAAGTNGCAAAAAACTCCGANCTGCCGTCCGCCACCACTACCTGAGNGCGGGGGGCNGCGAGGCCAACACCGAGGAAGAAGACGCCGACCTGCGCGCCCAGTGGCAGCAGCTCGGCGCCGATCCCGACCAGGCCATGCAGGCGGCCCAGGTGGCCCGAACTGAAGAGGTCGAGAAGGCCGGGGACTTTGAGCTGCCGCACGAGCAATGGCGGGCGTGGGAAGTGTTCACCGCCTGCGAGCGCAACTGGCGCGTACTCATCGGCATTGGCCTGGTGCACTACGACGGCATCGACAACACCGCCATGCAGTCGGCCATGCACATGCTGGGGGTGAAGCGAAAGCACCAGCGCAATGTTTTCTGGATGGTGCGCGTGCTCGAAGGCGAGGCGCGCAAGTTTCTCAACCAACGGTAAGCGGCAACGGAAGGAAAGCGGCGCATGTCCAATGAGTTCAAGGTGGGTGTCAAGCTGCATGTGGACTCCACGCAGTACACCGCCGAATTCACCAAGGCGGGGCACACGGCGCAGGCTTTCGCGGCCCAGGTCTCGGGCAGCGCCACCAGCGCGGCCACCAGCATCCAGTCCGTCACGGGAAAGCTCGACGGCCTCGGCCAAGCGGCCACCAATGGCAACACGGCCGCAGCCGCTATCGACAGGATCACCCAGTCGGGCCGCCAGGCCGCTGGCGTGCTGGGGGCCATTCCGCAGCCCCTGACGGGCGCAGCCGCCCATTTCCAGGCGGCGCAGACAGGCCTGGCCGGTGTGGCACGGCAAGGCGATGCCGTCAAGACGGCCCTGAGCAGTGGCGCGCCTGCGGCCCAGGCCCTGGGCGCCGCTGCTGCCAGCGCAAGCCAGCAGGCCGCCAAGGCGGGCGGCGTGGCCCAGGCCGCGCTGGGCCAGACCACGCTTTCCGCCAAGCAGACCGCCGCCGCATTGCGCGGTGTGCCGGCGCAGTTCACCGACATCATCACCAGCATCCAGGGCGGCCAAGCGCCCCTCACTGTGTTCCTGCAGCAGGGCGGCCAACTCAAGGACATGTTCGGTGGCGCCATTCCTGCCGCCAAGGCCCTGGGCGGCTATGTGGCCGGGCTCATCAACCCGTTCACGGCTGCCGCAGCGGTGGCCGGGGTGATGGCACTGGCCTACCACCAGGGTTCCCAGGAAGCCGATGGATACCGTGCCGCCATCCTGATGAGCGGTAACGCCGCCGGCACCAGCGTGGGCCAGCTCACCGATATGGCACGGGCCATCAGCGAGGTCACCGGCACCCAGGGCGCCGCAGCCGCCGCGCTGACCCAGATGGCCGGCAGCGGCGCCGTGGCGCGCGAGAACCTGCAGCAGTTCGCCCAGACGGCCATGGGCCTGGAGAAGTACGTGGGCCAGCCGGTCAAGGCCACCGTGGACCACCTGGAGCAGCTGGGCAAGGTGCCGCTGCAGGCCAGCATCAAACTCAATGAGCAGTACCACCACCTGACCGTCGCCGTTTACGAACAGATCCGCGCCCTGGAAGAACAAGGGAGAAAGGAAGAAGCCGGGGCTGCGGCGCAGCAGGCGTACATGGCCGCCATGGAGGCGCGCAAGAATGAGATGGTCGCCAACCTGGGCTACATCGAGCGTGCCTGGTACGGGGTCACCGGCGCGGCCAAGGGCGCCTGGGACGCAATGCTCAATGTGGGGCGCGGAACCACGGACGAGCAGAACCTGGCACAGCTGCGCGAGAACCTTGCGCGCCAGCAAGAACGCAACGCCACGCTTGGCATCAAGGACGGTCAGGCAACCGCCGACCTGAAAGAACAGATCCGGCTGCTGGAGAAGAAGATCACCCTGGCCAATGACGGTGCCACCGCCCAAGCCCAGGGCGCCAAGGCCGTAGAGCATGAGGCTGAATGGACCAAGATCGTCAACGCCAACAAGTCCAAGCAAAAACAGCAGGAAGACGAGATCCTGCGCATCCGCAATGCGGGCAAGGCGGCAGGAAAAGACCAGGTGGAGATCGAGCGCGAGATCGCCGCGTTCAAGGCCCGCACCGCAGACAAAGGCGTTTCCGGTGCTGCCTCGCGCGAGCTGGAACGTCAGCGCTCGCTGCTGGCTGAGCTGGCGGGCCTGTCGGGTGACTTCTATAAAGAGTGGGAGTCCCTCACCAAGCAGTTCCAGCAAGGCAAGATCAGCCAGGAAGACCTGGTGCGTCTGCAATCTGTTTTGCTTGCCAAGCAACCCGCCATGGTGGCAGCGGCCAAAGAAGAGCAACACCTGCTTGAGCAGCGCGCCCGCGCCTGGCAGGAGATCCAGCGCACCCAAGAGCGTGCCCAGCAACAGGCACTTGAGGCCTTGCAGCGGGGCGCCAAAGCAGCCGAGCAGCAGGTGCAGCGCTTGCAAGAGGAAGAAGCCGCTGCAAGCCTTGCTGCCAGCGCCAATATCCCGCTTGCCGAAGCCGTCGAGCGCGTCGCCCTGGCCCGTGCCGAGGACAACTACCAAAAAGCCCTTGGGCAGGCCGCAGACGGTGCCACGCTGCTGGCCCTGCAAAAGGAAATCGACGCACGCCGGGAGATCGTGGGCCTTGTGCGCGGCAAGGAGACCCGTGAAGGCATCAAGAAGACCGCCGATGAAGCCGAGAAAGAACTCAAGCGCGTTGCCGAGCAGTATGAGCAGGGCCTGACCAACGCCGCCATGCAAGGCGGCAAGAGCCTGCGCGAACACGTCCACGGAATGCTGCGCACCACGGCCTTCCGCATCGTGCTCGACCCCATCATGAAGCCGCTGGCGGGCTTTTTGGCAGGCGCCACTGGCAGCGGCAGCGTGGCTGCATCGCAGGGCGGCGGCATCATGGGCACGGCCAACCTGCTGTCGTCGGCCTATTCGGCCCTCACCACCGGCGTTTC